TTTCGTACGGTTGTGCCGACGTCCAGTTGCCGACGAAAGAAAATCCATTGCGGAGAATTGACCACGGGCCGCCATCAACCGGATCATCACCGGCATCGGTGTTCTCAGTTGCCTGATACTCGACACCGCCAATCGTCACTACGTCGTTGATGTAATACGTTTCGGTGTCGTGCCACGAGTCGAAATGACGAGATCCGTCGGACAGCACTTCCCATTCTTCCGAAGATCCAGCACTGCCCGGCTTCGTGCCGGTGTTGTCAATTTTTGAAATGTAAACGCGACCACCGAGACGAACGACGTCGGCCTGCTGATAGGCAGTCGCGCTGTTCCACTCGCCCTCAAACTTCAGACCATCAAGATATTTTTGCCACTTTGTCGCGTCATCATCTGGCTGGATGTTTGAAGAATTGGCAAGAGCGAGGTACAGCAATCCGCCGTAATTGACCACGTCGCCGATGAGGTATGACGTGCTGGTAGCCCATGGCCCACGGAAGTTCGTGCCCTCGAGCATGAGGGACCAATGGCTCGCCGTGACCGGGATGATGTTTTGGGTCGTGACGGCATTGATATAGACGTAAAGGTTGCCGCCATAACGAACGACATCGTTGGTTTGGTAGTTCGTCGCGTCGGCATAATCGCCCTGGAACGAAAGACGAAGCCTCCCAAGATCAATAAGCTGCGGCATTAGGAAACCTCCATCACAAGATTAGACGATGTAGCCGTTCTCCACGAGAAACCAAGATACTTTTTTGAGGAAAGCCATGCGATGAAATCATCCAGATCGGTGAAACCCGTTTCGGGAAGCCTGATTTCTTCGTCTTCCTCAATTGCCTCGACTGTCAAGACGTCATTGATGAAGTCGTAGTGGAAACCATAAAAAACGCGGTCGACCAACTCCTCGATGCTGTCGGGGTTGACGATGATCGGTTGTTCAGACATTAGAGAATCACCTTCTCAGACAGAATTCCTGTGGCCGCAAATGAGACATTCCCATTATTGGATAGGACGTACAGGGCGTGGTCTCCGTTGAGCGCCCACTTCTTGGTTTCCCATGTTTCTTTGCCCGAAATGACCGTTTCGTATGCGGCGTAAAGTGTCTGCGCCTCTGTGTCATCCAATGACTTAGAGTAAACGGTGACGCGGGCCTCGCCGAGACCCTTGTTTGTGCACATGACTGAAACGAAATAGTCGTAGTCAAGATCCGGCTGAAGAAGAACCAGTGGCGTGTCGGCGGCCGGTGTGCCGTTTCCAAGATATTGAAGAACGGCCATTTCAGTTACCCATCCACCATGTCAACGCCACAGATGTTGAAACGTCAACGCCCTCTAGGGTTAGCGCCCTGGCAATGAACTTGCCGTCTCGAAATTGAAGCACGTAGTTCTGCTGAGCTCCTTCTGTTGAAATTTCAACATCCTCTACGGATATCGTTCCGGATATGACAGCATCACCAAGTACTTCTATATCGGTAAGAATTTTTTGCTTTGGTGTCGGCATTTAGATTACCCAGTTACCACTACTCTGTATTCTTTGCCAGTAACAAGAGCATTGTACGAAACTGTCACTTCGTTTGTGTTCAGACGAGCAACATCGGCCCAAACCGTTTCATATGTTTCATTATCAAACAGCTGAACCGTTACATCGCGTGTCCCATAGTTGTGGGTGATCGTGTGTTCATTTAGGTTTGCTGTCGTGTAACTCGTCACCGTCTGAGCAGAAACTCTTGCGACGACTGGAGCAGTAACAGATAGTGTTCCAGCCGTAAAACCAAGATTCGCTCTGGCCCCAGCAGCCGTGCTTGAGCCCGTACCACCATGCTCAATCGCAACATCTGTTCCAGCCCAAACACCAGTAGAAATTGTTCCCAGTGTCGTGATTGATGTTTGGCCAACATAAGTTTGCGCAATGTCAACAGAACCAGTTGTGACGCTTATTCTGTCGGCCGTTCCGACGACATCGATGGTGTTGCCCACCTTTGTGAGACCGTTTCCGGCAATGCTCTGACCGGCCGAAGAGAACTGTGTGAACTCAAGCGAAGTTGTGCCGAGAACGATGGGGCGATTTGTCGTCAAAACCCAGCCAGAGTCGCTCCAATCATCACCCTGTTCGACGAACACAAACATGCCTGGGCCGACCTCGGCGTCGCTGTCAGCGTCGGTTGATCTAACCCACCCGCCCGTTTGTTTGGCAAGGTAAATGCCGTTTTGCGACGCATCATTTTGGCCGCGGACAAGAATTCTGTCGTCTTGAACAGTCTGCACACCGTCAATTACTGGTAGGCCAGCAAGCGGTGAAAGATTGTTATAAAGTAAAAGCCGGACTGATTCTTTGACGTCAAGACCAGATCTTGCAGCGTCGACATAGTTCTTTGTCGCAGCGTCTTGTGGGTCCTGTGGTTCGGCGAGACCAACAATTCTTTGCCCGTTAAAACTGACATTCAACGTGGGCGACGACATCTGATCAAGGCGATTTTGACGAACACGAAGGTCCGTGTAGTACAGGTTGGTTGCGCCCTCGGCAAGATCATCCGTGTCGTGGTTTGAGAGCGATGAAACAGTTCCCGTTACATTGCCAGTCACGTTGCCAGTTACGTTTCCCGTAAGGTTGGCGGTGATTGTTCCGGCAGAAAAGTCGCCAGTTGCGTTTCTTTCTACAATTTTGCCGGCGACGTTTGCGGCTGTTGCGTCATCGAGGATGGCCTTGTCCGTGTTGGACATGAGACCAGATACAGAAATTGTCGCATCGGCAATCGAAAGCGAAAAGTTTCCTGAAGATTCGGTTGCGGTAAGCGCTGTTGTACCAGAGGAAATTCCGCGAATAAGTTTGCGCCAGGATCCAGATGTGCTACCAGTGGGAACGTGGTAGTACTTGAGTGTTCCCTCCGAAGAGTTGTAATAAACGCGGCCACTAAAGTTGCCAGTGGTCGGGTCTGCATCAAGAACCTGGAACCGACCATTGAGGATTTGATTTTGGTTGAGGTCTAGGTTAGTTACAAATTTGGTAGCCATGCAACTTCCTTATGTTAGATAGGCGTAACCGGCAAACGCCGATGTAAATTCTACACGAATTTCAAGGTCGGAAACGTAAGTTATTTCGCCAATGACTACCGTGCCGGCAGTATCAACGACAACAATCGACGGCTTTCCGCCCAATCCGTGGTGAATAATCCATTCTGCAGACGGAGTCGACTGAACGTGCTGATAGCGGGTGACATAGGCTCCCGCTGTAAAAAACGGTGGCGGCCAACCGGTATCTGTCTTTGGTCCGAAATACCTTGAGGTTTGAAGGTCAATATAGAAGTCGCCGGGCTTGCCGATGTCGTTGTTTGGATTTCCGATGCCAGAAAACCAACCACGACCCCGCGGGCCATAAGGGCTATGGAGCTGAACGATAACCCTGTTTTGTACTTCTCTAACTTCACTTGCCGTCATCTGGTCACCTCGTAAGCGAATTTGAACTCTCCCCGGAGCAGCCTGTGAACGTTGCCGTCTTCGCTGACCAGTTCAATATCGTAAACACCACCACTTGTGAGAGCTGCAGTCTGCGAATGCGACATAAAAATTTGAAGGTTGTTGTATTCAAAACCGGGAAAAGGTTCTACCGAATCTGGATTTATGTTCAACCCACCATTTTCGGTCGTGAGATTCACTATAACGTTCGGGCTTTCAATTGTTCTGCGAACCTGCATTCTTGCCGTATACCCCCTAAGGTCAAACGGTTCATACGTTTGGCCAGTCGGGTCAGTCGCAAGATCGGGTTGCTCAACCTGGACAAGCAGGTTCAGCTCCGAGCCCTGTTCGCAAATAATATTGTAAACCCCAGCAATCATTGACAGGCACCTTCACCTACTACTTCAATCCATTGTAGATTAGAGCGCCTGCCAACGAGGCAAAGAATCTCAGAGAATCGACGCTGAATCCTTGTTGGGACCGACCCTCTTCAAGCCGAGTGCTGCCGCAACCGACAACACGGCCGCAGTTACGCCGATCTTCAGGTTGTTGCTGTCCAACAGGGCGTCGAAAGAGCTACCTGCGGCAACCCAGGCACCCAGGTAGGCAGTCAGAAAAGCTGTCACTGTTCGTTCTGCTGTGTCTTTGATGAATTTCATGTTCATGTTTTTCTCCTATATTGAAGGGAAATTGCATTCTCCGGAAGTAATCATTTCTTCTGCTGACCGAATCATTCCCAAAGCAAGCCACGGTGTCAAAGTGGAAGACACCGTTACGTTCAGGTCGGTTCCGTCATCGTTGACAATTTCGGCCACGAGTATGAAGTTTGTAATTATTGTGGATGGGAGTATTTCCCGCACAAGTTGTTCAAACAACTTATCTAGTGAACCTTCATCATTGTCGGCCATGAAAGCCTCCGGTAATCAAATTATACCCCAAAGCTAAACCGCTGCGGTCATCTGATGGTTCACCAAGACTCCAAGTGGTTTTGCGTAAGAAATAGCTTCCATGACAATCGTCGACGATGAACCGATAAGGCTTACGTCTCCACCAAGCGTTTCGTTCCACGGAGTAAAAATGTTTATAACCCATGGAGTCGTCTCGTAATTGTAAGAAATTGTAATTGTTTTGTTCCCGGTCAGCATCTGTTTTGCTGACTCGCGAACGGCCGGCAGGGTTCCAGCAAAACCGCCGTAATAACTGGTCCGTGCTTGCCACCTAAGCAGCGCAATTTGAGTTTCCCGCGAAATTGCCGGGGGAAGCAGTTCTTCTGATGCGGTCAAAATAATTCTGTCTGTCCCGTCGAGTTCGCTCTCGTCAAGAATGAATGGCGTCGGCTCATAGTCTGGTGAAAGCCGATATCGCGCTATTGGATAAGTAAACGTAAAAACAAGCAACCACAACAAAGTCTGATAGTCGGCCACGGTCGGATCTACAAGAGTGCTCTTGGTGTCATCGACGTTCTCGTTGTAGCCATCAGAAATATCAGCGTATAAAAATTTTGAGAGATATTCATTTGCTTTGTCTATATAGTCCGAAGCAATGTCCATAAAACGAAGCATTTTTACGTTCGGATTGGATTCTACGCTCAGCTCTTTTTTTAAAATCCAATCTGGCAGTTTTGTCCCAAGACTCACCATTACAGAATTTTTATCCAACAATTCGTAGTAGCGCATCATTGTTGGCGAGGTGAAATAAAAAGTTTCGTTAGTTCCGGCCGGATCAAAATTGATAAGAAAGTTATACGAGGGGGCAACTGTTCCATTTCCGGATATCAAAAATGGTTTAAGTCTCACTACCGTCCAATTGAATGTTTCTGTTGCTGAACCCAAATTAATTGACGTCGCAGAAGTAGTCGTTGACGATTCAATCGTTATGGTTTCGCTGTAGATGTTGTTATAGACGGTTTCGGAAACAGTAACTTCGATCGAACCACCAAGTTGCATGCGAACAGCAAAAACAAAAGTCATTTGCTCGTTTAGATCGTCCATGTCTCCGTCGACGCCGGCAATATACACAGAAGTTGGAAGATCTGGATTTATGCGCAACATCGCAGCTTGTCGATATTTTCCCGGCCTGAAGGTGGACAAACCCTGCGCATTGAAAATCGCGTTAGAAACTTGCCAGCTTTGAGTTTGGCCGAACGCACTAAGTTGTGCGTCAACGTCGGAAAATCGGTTGACAGAACGCATGAGTCACGCAACGGACACTTGAACGGTTGCCCTGGGGAGAAGTCCTGCGTAACTCGGCGCGTAACCGATTAGTTGAGACCCGTTAGTCGATTCCGCATAGAGCAAATTATTTCCTGGGGCCGTTGCTGGGTATGTCAGCTCAGTTGCAGAAACAGCGAAAACATAAGAAACACCCGCGATTCGTGAAGCTTCAACAACGATATCGAAAATTCTCACTACCGAATCCCAATTCTTCCATTCGTCAGGAGAAATACCAGTTTCGATCGCTGCTTTTACTTCGTCAACCACGTCGTCGGCAATGTAACTCGGATCTACGGCAATGGAAATACTGAACTTGAGATCGTACGTCCAGATGTCCAAAATTTCAAAAGACAAACCAGCCACAATTCGTTCTTCAATTGATTCTCTAATTTTTGTTTTCAGCGATTGAGAAATCGGAGTTCCGTTTTGGCCACAAACAAAAATGGCGAAAAATCCAGGGTCAGGATTCGACTCAATTGTCAAAAGATCGAGTTCAGTAAGATTTACTACGTTTACAGGGCCCGAAGATCCAGTTCCTCCAACCGGATTGGAAATCTCAAGATTATTGCCGGAAAACGTTCCGATGAACGTTCCTGACTTGAAAAATGAATATTGAGTATTTCCATAAAATTCTGGAGACAACACTCGATACACGGGATCACCGGCCGACGCTGTCGCAAAAGCAGAGTTGGTTTCGACTGTTGCTGTTGCGCCATTTTTGGTCAAATTGGTGGCGTTTTGGGCGGCATTGAAAACGACAGCTTTTGCCAAGTCATAAACCTTGCATCTTTTTACGTCGGCGAACGTCGTAAGGATAAAATTTTCAACTTGTCTGCCAGTGGTGAGAACTCGAGAAAGGGATTGCAGATACGAGGTGCCACGCGCAAAATATTCTTCCGATGTCTCTGCTGTGTTTCCCTGCGTCAAAGCTTCAACAGATTCACACAAAAGAATTATCGAGCTTGGTTCCGAAATCGCTAGCACCGCTCCAGCCGGAATATTTGGAATAACGCCGGATTTGACCGATGTAACGATCCCAACAACCGTGTATGAGTTTGATGCGGCTATCAATGTTTCAGCCAGCTCAAATGCACACTGCTCGACATCTTGCCCATTGTTGTAATTGTAAATTACGGCCGTTCCCGCAGGAACCGATCCACCAAGTTCCGAAAGGGTGAATTCAACGTTGAGTGTCGCAAACGTCGCCTCAAGACGCTCCAATCCATGAAGCTTGAGAACACCCTCCATCAGTCCGTCCGGAAGTCGGTTGATAGCGCCGATCGTTGCTGATCCGATATACGCAAATGACTGCATGAGCGCATCTTCGAGGGTGCCGGCCCGCGGGTTTAGCTCCGGAAGAGCATTTCTTCCGTATTCGACCGCCTCCTCGTATATTTCCGAAGGGCTTTTGTCATCGATCGTAAGGTCGATGTATTGGCTGAAATCAATAGAACCCATAAAACTACCGACCTACTTTTATCGCAACTTCAACGCGGCCGTCTGCGCCGATGGGGACGAGCTTGATTTCTTCAACTATTATTTCGGGCCAAAATTGAGAAATGACTGCCGTTGTTTCAAAAATATTACCAGGTTCATATGTCGGATCAGAAATACCAAATGTCGGCTCAAGCGGCAATTCGCCGCGATGTGTTTGCACAGCAAACGCGACCACTTGTGCTTTTGATTCAATAGAACCGTCCTCAACTACGACAACAGAACCATTGACAATATCAAAAGGAATCCGTAAATTTGCCATAGGTCTATTCTGCCATTTCCAGTTGTGTAGCCAAGAATGATCAGGATTGGGGCGGATGGGCGATATGCGTGTTGTATGTGTTTCGAAGGTTGGTTACCTGAGTTTGTAACCCGTTTATCTGTGTTTGGAGAAGATGAATCAGATCATCCACATATTTTTTTGTGGCCGCATCTGTATCTATCGTGGGGGTCCCAGTGTTTTGCAGAACATTTGTTGAAACAATCTTGCCCAAAACAACTATTTCTTCATTTCTATCCTCCATAAAAGCACAAAGGACGTAGGAACCTACCGGCGGATACAGGCCAACGACTTTGCACGGTCCAAAGTTTGCGTTACTCCCGCGTGTGAGATTGGGTATTCTCACATACACACCGCCAGTCGTTTTCGTGCAAATTCCAAGAAATATTCCACTTGGTCGACCGGGCGCCGAAGAACCCTTTTGGGGATTGGTTGTCGTTCCACGACTATTTTTTATGTTTGTCATGTTTATTCGTCGTTCGGAGCTGTCTTGGGAGTTTTATATCTAGCAAAGCTCATTGTTCCGGGCCGTACGCCGACCGTGGGATGATTTTTTTGAGACTCTGGCTTGGTGGGTGTTTTGAAAGAAACTTCAACGGGGTCATTGGTTGCTTCACTGAAAGTGACACTGTTTACCAAGTAATTACCTCGGAAAAAAGTTGGAAGTGGTCCGACATAGACCGTATGCCCGGGTCTGATCAGACAACCATTTGGCTTTATAACAGAACAAGAACCATCTGCTTCGAGCGGATCATTTTCGGAGGACCTAAAAGACGGCCATGACACCAACCCGAAAAGTTTCATAACGTCTTCGAGATCTGTTCCTTGTTTTCCATACTTTTCTAATACGTTTTTAGGAAGATATGCAAGCGGGATGTAAAGACTTGTATCGCTTTGGTCCCTACCAAAAGCTGTACTCAATCCTTGTTCGTAGCCGATAATCGGGGTGTCGTAATATTCATAAAGACCGAATTTGCCGATCAAAAATCTTTCCGAGCCATAAATCAGCGCCCCATCCATTTCAAAACAAGCAGACTCGTTATCGCCGGCCGTTCTTGTCAACACATCCCAGACCGAATCATCATTTTTTGACGTATTCGCAGTGACCACGCTCTGTGATTTTTGTGCTTTTGACGGATTTGCGTCTCCGAAAAATGTCAAACCGTATTTTCGCGCTAATTTTTGAGCCAAATCGTATCCGCTCGATGCGCCCATATTTCCAGCAGTTTTATCTCTTTTCATCCTCTGGACAGATCTGGATCTCAATTTCACGTTCAGCACCGGAACGGATTCTTCCACATCCACATCGACGACGGCCACCTCATATTCTCTTCCTCGATACTTGATCACTCTTCTAAGAACAAAATAGTTGTTTTCCATCATGTAATAGTTCTGGTCGACCAGTTTCATGGAAACTTCCGTAGTTGCCGTTATGTCATAGCTCACATTGATTGCCGTCAAGTTTCTTGCAATAGAAAGAGCGATTTCTGAATCCGGTGGAACATCGGGAATAGAAATTAGATCGCCAAGTCTATTGGGTTGCAAAGTTGCTTCTTTGACGGGTGGAGAATTTACATTTTGTGGCGTTCTGTAAATATCAAACGGGGAAGTCAAATAATTACGCGTCGATAAACCGAGTTGATCGGTCATACCACGCTGGGCGGCCAGTACAACACGCTGAACATATCCGCTTGCTTCCGAAAGTTTCTTGAGATATTTGTTGGCAACTTTCGGTGAAGAAAAAATTCCGACATGAGATCCGGTCTGCTTGAAAACTAATCTCGATTGTTCGTCAGTAAGTTCAATGCCATCCGAACTAAGCGTCGGTATACCTATGGTTGCCCGTTTTATTACAGCCCCAATAAACATTTTTTGTGTTATCAAGATCGACTTCAGCGTATCTAAAGAGTTCGGTTTGTTTGGATTGACAACCCGGGTAAGAAGATTTATATTTCCGTACAGGAAAACATCATCTTCTCTCAAGCCAGCATCAGCAGCGGTCGGATAGTAGGGGAGAGGAGAATTCGCCGCCACAAAATCAGTCCGGAGGGTAGTCGGGGTTTGTCGGTGTTGGCGTCGGAGGGGTCTTTCCCTGTGCGACCGCAACTGACCAAACAGAGAGTTTATCAAAAGCCTGTTGGCTCACAGAAGACGCTTTTTTGCTTACCTTTTTCGGAACGCCATACGAAATGGGCCGCAAAAAAACAAATTTGGGTCTATAGGGTGTATATTCAACAAATCCCATAGATGCAGTAAATCTTGTGGTTGGCCCATTGCGCAAAGTTCTGTCTTGACTGAACGACAACTCTGAAATATACCAATTCGAAGACGTGATCGACACCGGCATTTTTTGAAATCTAACCGGTATTCCGTCATCGGCGATTTCTTTCAACCGCTCCATGTTTTCGTCAACGTTGTTGACCATGGAGTCGTCAAATATCGCGAGCGGAACTTCAAAAGTAAAACGTCGCAGTTTGCCTGATTTTATTTCGAGCAACGGTTTGTCGTATGGTCGTTCTATTTCCGAAAACTCTGGCCCGTAACCCTCGTGTTGAATCGGAAGCGGACGATAGGGAAACTGAAACTCTTTTCCGTTGTCAATAATTTGTATTATCTTTGGAGGGTCTCCGGCAGTTGGAATTTTTGTTTGATTAGGCAGAAGCCAATTGGTGATCGCCACCTTGATGCCAACGTTTACTATTGCCCGTCCGGTTTGACTAGTTGCCACACCTACATCCTTTCGTTAATGTCGCGCATGGCTTTTTGTTGCATCCTCATCATTTTTGCCACGAGCGCGTCGATGTCCATTCCATGTGAGGGGTAAACGTTGATCGTGACACTTGGGGCATGTGCCGTGCTGTAACCATTTTTATCTTTGGTTGTCGAGGTGTCGCCGACTCGCGGAACAACATGCAGGTGACGATTTGCGTTCACGCCGTGGAATTCCGCAAAACCTCCGCCGTTTCTTACCATTTTCGCGTACTGGCCAAGATTTTGCCCAGTCAGGTCATATGCTGCCCCAGCCGCATGATCCGAACTCGGCGACCCGAGGTAGGTCGACCTTAGGGAGCTGGTTATTGTTCTCTTCCCGGTAAGCCTGCCATTTATTGATGCATGAGCGCCAAGTGTCGATTTTAATCGTTTCGATGCTACTGTATCTCCAAACACGCCCCTACGGGGGGTTCTCGTGTCGTTGCCTTCTGCCGATGGGTGCACTGGAACGATTTTGTCACCTTTAATTTGCAAACCCCTGGCCCACCAGTCCGGCGTATCATTATCCCACCATGCAGGCTTAGTGTTGAATCCGGTTGCGGCCGCATTGATTATTTCGGTCATCAATTGTCGATCGTCTGTCGACAAAGTCAATTGTTTATCTGTTCCCTCTGTTAAACGGAAATTGAGGGAGCCTTGCGGAAGACCCAAAACGTCTTCGAGTTTCGACTGTGCCGCTACCGCAGTCATGCCGGCAAAATTTCCATATTTAAGATAAGCCTGCAGTTTGTCGATTCTGTTTTGGTCACCAGATTTTAGGATTTCTTGAATTTTTGTATCGAGCGCCGCCATTCCCTTTTCGTCGCTAAACAGATTCGCTTCGGCCAATTTTCCGCCTATCTGCGTAGTGCCGACCCCGGCCACTGAAACAATGGCGGGATTCAAAAACTCATTTTGGATGGTTTCTAACATTTCTTTTTGTTTTTCCGGACTCAACTTAGAAAAACCATCACCGAGAATCTTGGGGTTGCCCAGGACGTAATTCGGACTCTTCGGATCAAACATTTCAAAAAGACTCCCAATAACCTTGAATTGATTGTCGGGATATTTGGCTTGGAGAAACAATGTCATTTCGGAAATTACGCTCTTTATCGCGTCCATGTTCGGGCTTGCATTGAATGCGTTTTGTGCAGCGTCCACAGCTTCGCCCAATTCGGATTGCGTTTTGAATTTTTCTAAACGGTCCAAAGCATTCAAAACAGCATCCTTGACCGCATTATCGAGTTCTTTGGCCGTTTTCTTGAAAGATTTTCCTAGGCCCTCCATCGCTTCCTTTAGCGTCTTCGTGTCGTCAACCAAGTTAAACCCCATCTTGTGGGACAAAGAGATAATTTCTTCTTTGGTCAGTCCGGTCGCCTGTTGAAGTTTTCTTATTTGTTCGTCCATCCGTCCGGTGGCCAACGTGGCGACTCGTTGTTGCTGCACAGCATCCTTCGCCAACCCAGCAAACAAGTCCTTTCTTGCGTTCGGGTCCGCAAAAGCGCGTTCTCTTTGTTCTTTGCTTATAACTCCTTCTTTTAGGAGTCTGTCCAATTCGGCATTTTGTGCCGCAGCTCCACTGCTTGCCAGTTTTTTCATTCGTTCCGTGGTTGTTTTGGCGAGGGTGTTCGCGACACTTGTTTGCCCCTCGATCATCGCCGAGACTATAGGAATTAGATTTTGTTTACTGATTTGATCTTGCGCTTCTTTGCGCATTTTCTTTTTGTTTCGGTCGGATTTGATCCAGCCAAAAATTGCGCCAGCTCCAGCACCAACCAGAGCACCAAGCGCAGTTCCGACACCAGGAATAAAACTTCCGATCAGCGCACCGGCCGCAGCCCCACCGAGCGCCCCAGACAAGACACCTCCAGTTGTTGTCTGTGCACTAGACGCCGTTCCCAATCCCATGACAGCGGCTCCCGCAAGCGGGGACACGGTCATCAGTGCGGAACCAGATTGAAGCGCACCCTGCGCTTCGGGTGATCCATATTTCGAAGACAAATAAGATGCGCCAGCCCCCAACATCATGGTCCCCACCCCCATATTGGCTTTCAACGCGGCTTTTGTAGCTTGACCTCGTCTTGCTTTGAACGTTTTTGGATCTCCACCTGCTTGCAAGTGTGCAGCCTGTTGATCCAATATGGCTTGACGATAGGCACCACTCATCAAACTGCTGCCAGTCATGCTCATGAAGGTGTTTGAAAGTCCGCCTTTAATTTTTGCGGCACGAGCTGCGGAAGCATACTTGATAGCTCTACCGTATTGTTTTATTGTCTGCCCTGCCGTTCTCGCATTCGGCAAAAAATTATGGTATCGATTCGAAATCGGTCCGCCTGCCCCACCGGGCCCGGCAGCTCCAGTCATTCCAAACAAACCACTAAAGAAACCCCCACCGGCTCTTCGATGTGATTGAAAAGCTTGGAACCTCGACATTCGTGCTGCGCCCGCAGCGTTCAGCTGTTGCATGGCGGCGGCCTGCTGCGCCGCCGTTGTGACGCCTGCGGCGGTTTGAGGACGGTTGTTGTTCAATAGTGGAATAAGTCCGAAGCCAGTCACAGGAGTTCCGGACGATCGCATTCCCATTCCACCCAGAGCATTAATACCGTATGTTGCGTAGTTCGGGTCTTGGTTTGGGCCGACAATGGTGTTTCCGATTTTATTTTGTGCGAGATTGCGAAACAAAGCAGAATAAGGAGTATAAGGCGTGTGGACTTGTGGATCGTAAACATTTTTTGTCGTGACGGGGAGATCTTTGTTCAAATGTTGAAAATATCGGTCAGCATCGTAACGCATCGAGCCGGAATAAGGTATTGGTTTGTTAGTTCTTGGGTCGATGAATCGGCCGTCTGCGGTCTGTCGATACCTGCCTCCCAACCCATGTCCTGGAACAATCGCTCCAACTGGCGCATTTCTCACCCTGCTGCTTGCCATGCTCCCGCCCGCGGATGCCGCAATTGTTCCAGCGGCAGCGGTAAGACTTGCGGCAGCAGACTGCAAGGATCCCGCAGCAGCGGTAATTGCACTCGCACCCCCACCTGCCGATGACGAGCCTGAAACATTGGACAATGTTCTCGTGAGTTGTACTCCGGAGGTTTTACCTCCACCCGTCGCTCCCGACATTCCACCGGGAATTCCATTGGTCATTCCAAGTGCGCCGTAAAAGAAACCCCTGCCGCCTCCGCCGCCTCCTCGCTTGCCCTTCAGGGCCGCTGCCAAAGTCAAGAAAACAGGCAGAAATGCGGCAAGTGGTCCGGCTTTAGAAAACATCCTGAAAATATCGGCGATACCACGCATAAGCAGGGCAATTGCATCAAGCACTTTGTTGATGATTGGAATCGCCTCAGTAAATATTTCCTTGAAAGCGGCAGACATATCAAAAAATGCGGCGATTACATTTTTCAGCGATTCGCCGAAAGACAAAAATTTGTCTTTGTTCTTAGCACCCAGCTCGGCAAGCTGTTTTATATTTCTTCCAAACCCCTTGAACACTTCGGCGAGCGGTTTCCCAAACATGTCGATGACTATTTTTCCGCCCTCTCTGAGCGGTTGGAGCACTTGAAGAAATCTTTTTGTGTACCGGAACATCGCCGTGTACACCTTGTTGATTCGTCCAAAAAACCCGTCAGCTTGCGGCAAAAACTTTCTAAATAGATGAACCGAAAAATTGGCCAATTTGTCAACCGCACTCACAAGAGTGTCGAGCAGTTTGCCTTTTCCGGCGAAAGTTATGAGATCACTGCTGATGCGTCGGAACGTCTTTCTTATGATGATAAAAACGTCGAACAACGATCTTTTGAATGGATCCAAAAGAGACTGACCGATTGACGAAATCTCGCCGTATAGACGAGTCAGATATCCTTTGAATTGAGCAAACAAAGTCTGCTGTACGATGCCGGCAGCTCCGAGGACACCTGCTTCCTTCGCCAATTCGCCAGTGGTCAACATATCGAAAAGATCTTGCGTGGACGAAATTTTTCCTGACCCACGCATCTTTTTCAATGCTTTATCGAATTCCGGGCCAAGTTCTCGGGCGGCCGCGAGAGCTTCCTGTGTAAACTTTGACTCTTTGTTGATCAAACCGATAAATTTTCCGGCTATAGCAAGGCCCTTGGCCGTATCACCAGATGCAACTGCAAAATCCATCAATGCCCGCAAGGAGGCTTGGGCCTGTGGAGTAAACGCGGCGTTCTGTGATACCGCGGCAAACGCTTGATTCAGCGATGTTATTCCCGCCGTGGCAAGAACGGAATCTGCGTATAGGTTTCTCAAAGCTGCCGTCGAGTCAGCAATTCCGGCAGAAAAGTTCGGAGAGCCTTTGTATCTGTAGGCAAACTGTGCGGCCGTGAATTCACGAAATGCGGCTGCCGCACCAAGCGCCGCAACGCCAACTGCAGCAACAGCCCCAGCTAGGGCTTGCATAGTAAAGTTATAGGTTTTTACCAAGAACCTTCCCGTAGCAAAAAGAAGATTCACCGAAGCCAAAGCAGCCGCAGTAATCACAAACTCTATGCCCATCGCTATGATGGTGAACATCAACGTTCGGGCAATTTTCTGAAACATCATTGCCGCCGACGACGCTTGGCCGAGTGATTTTTTTAGTTTTTGACCGGCCGAAGCGGCTCCCGTGAGGCTCGCCGCAGTTTTGTTGGTGTCACCCTGAAGAACCCGCTGCGACGCGGCAGTTCGTTTTTGTGACTTATTGAGACTGGCTAGGGCAGCCTGCACAGCAGCAATCGACGCGAGGTCCTTGACATCTATGTCAATTACTATGGATACGCGTTCGTCAGCCACCCAAAACCCCAACTACTTGTAAATTCGGGCTAATAACCCCGTGATTCGCGTTCGGCATCCTGTCGATCCGCTTCAATAACTTTACCACAGGCCACCAAAATCATCCATTCGTCAATATGGACGTTTAATAAATCTAGTGGATTAGTCCCAAACACTTCGGCCAACCGTGCCGCCGTTATGACACGGTTGTCTTCTGCGAGATCGTCTAGGACTGAATCGTAGGGTTTTCGGTGCTCTCCACGGAGTCGCCGTAACCTGCGGCATCAATAATTGCCAGCGCCGCAGCCTCAACATGCGGGTCAAGGCCGAAGAAAGCCTGGACAGCATCTGGAATTGCGCGTTTTGTTCCAGTCATTTCAAGAACTGATGGTGAAGCAAATCCCAAAGACTTGCCGTCTTCGTAAACTTCTTCTCCGTTGAAAAAAATACCGGAAGTTGTGTGACCGATCACGGTGCACGCAAACTTCGTTGCGTCAATGCCGTTCTTTGACTCTGAACCGCAGTTCTTCTGCCACGCTTTGATTTGATTCTGCGTGATGTTCGGACTGATCAGGATCTGAACTCCTGGCCGTTCTGGAACATTGATGAAGATCGGCTTGCGCTTTACTTTCTTGGCAATCACATTTTTGAGCTGCCCAAGAATGTTCTCGTCAGAAAACTCCGGCGTTGGCTCTTGTTCGATTTCATAGATGTTGTTGTCGGTCATGGCGGAAACCCTAGCAGGCCACTAGCCCCAACGGTGACACCACCCAAAGCGGTGTCAACTAATTATTAGGCTTGTGTCGGCTCGCCGCTGACGGCAAACGTCAAAGCAAACGTTGCGGGGGCCCCCGACGACGAATCTCCATCCGGCTCAGTCAAGCCCACCAAAAGAGCCTTGGAGTAGACGCGCTCAGACTGGTTGTTCTTCAAATCGCAGTCCGTGTCATATACCTTCACCTCGTAATAGGCGCGTCCGACAACTTTGCGAAGGTCTTTCAGGGTCGTTCTTTCATCGCTTGAGTAGTGACGTGTCAGTGTTACGTCACCCACCTCGGATGGGGCGCAAAGAACTTCCGGAAATTTCTCTCCACCAACATAGATCTTTTCGACAGCGGCGGTGATTTCACCACCGGAAATCTGTGCAAAAAATCCAGTCAATGTTGGGCCTACTACCGCCTGCCCGGAAACGGGAGTGATCTCCGCGAAGATTTGGCGTTGCGCAAGTTTTTTTGACATTACTTATCCTCCGTATTGACTAGACGAGAGACGCCGTGAGGTTGGATTTGACGATCTCGACCTCGATCGTTTCGCCGATCGAAGAGATTCTGGCACCTACTCGCGCCTTGATTGTTCCGTCAGCCAGCTGACTTACCGGATTGAGAGAGTCGTTGACGACAATTGAATAACCCGGGTCGACAATCCTGCCATTTGTATCTACTGCTTCATACACCCCACCGGCCTGACGGATTCTATCCATGATGGCTGTGAGCGTAGAAGCGATTCTTGCAAACAGCGCGCGTCGTCCGTCAATCGGCTGGAATACGAGAGCCTCAAGTGATTGTTTCGACTCGTAGACAATGTAGTTCAGCGTCTCGCGGCCGTTGATAAAACGGAAGTTGGCGGTGTCATCGGAAATTGAACGCGCACCATATATGCGAGTCGTTCCGTTCACGAGTTTGATTGGGTTCACGGCCGCGTCCACAAGGGTGTTCTCTTGCGACGCGGACAAGATTGTGTACGGCAGCATTACAAATCGAGCCTCGGTTGACGCACCGGCGTACGCCGACCACGGACCAGATTCGTTTTGAACTTTCGCGCGCTTTGCGGCAACGAAGCCCTCGCACGGAATCACCGATGTCAATGATCCGTTGGGAACTTTGACCCACGGATAATAGAACGCTGCATATTCAGAATATGCAACATTCGCGTACCCTTGCGCTGTTGATGCAACGGTGCTGACCGAATCATCGCGGTCGAAACCGAGAAGAGCAATTCTTCCGTAAGCGGCTGCGTGTGTAATCAGCTGGTCGTAGTTGTCCGAGTTATAGAAACCAGGCGCAGAGACGGCACCGGGCCCATATGAATCAATGAAGAAAGCAAGCGCCTCTGCGAGGTCGCTGTCATCGATCGCGCCGCCATCGCTACCGCCTGAAAAGTTTGTGGCCGCGAGCGTGACTGGCAAACCGGGGTTCGCGCCAACAGCTGCCACCACATAAAGACCGGCGAGTGCAGATCCGTTGATTTCATCAACGGCGTCAGACACTGACGTGTGTGTCGCCGAGGTGAAAACTGGTTCAGTTCCAATAAAAATCTTAACGCTGAAAGCAGACCCAGTATTTACAACTGCAGCCTTGAGGCCACCGGCATTTGCCCATGTGCCCTCTCCAGACGCAGTAAGAACCATGCATGAGTCGGCAGTCGCGTTGTCAAGTTCGAGTGTTGCCGACACGGCATCATCTGGGATCACGCGAGAAACGAAAGCGCGCGCACCACCCTCTTCAAAAAATGATCGCAGAGTCTGATGAACCCAACCACTCGATGTGTATCCGCCATAGACGGTCTCATACTCGGCGATGCTGGTAACAGCGACTGCTTTTCCTTCCGGACCCCTTGTGGTTACACCAGCAACAAAGAAGGTCGCGGTCGGCGTCACTTGCGCATTGGTCGGGCCCGTGCGGACCGCTGTCGTTACAACTACACCTGGCATTTTGTTCCTCCAAAACCTAGGAGATCAGCTACGAATATGAGCTACTGCGATTATAGTGAACTTTCGTCCACATTTGGCGCAAGTTGATGCTGCTCCACAATCATAGGTATTTCTGTGATCGTTTCTGCAACTTCGACGGGTTCTGGTTCAGCCGCTGGCTCTGAATCAATTACCACGTCAACCTTTGTGTCCCTGACTACATCCCAGTCCTTGACCTCCGCGGGCTCTTGGGCCTTTTTCTTCCTGGGTTTCTTCGCGGTTGTTGCCGATGACGAAGATGTGGTAGGTGGAACAACTGCAATTCTTTTCAATTTCAAATTGTGCTGGACAATTGGGTCGTTTTCAGAGACAATGGCCAAACCATCTGGCTTGACTAAACGACCGGGCGTGCCAACGCGGAATAGTCTTCCGGTGATGTTTCTTACCATAATCTGCCCCCCCTGGACATCAGAGTGGGCTTCGTCAAGGACTGACTTAAAAAAATACATGTTTTGATTATACCTGGAAGGTTTCTGTCAGAGCAGCAGGAACGACTTCAAGTTCATACTCTTCAAATGTTCCGACCGGTGCTCTTGTGATGGCTTCTTCCATTACGACGTTGTAACCGATAAAAGCTCCGGCCAAAACCCTGTCGCCCTTTAGCAATGTCAAATCTGAATATTCTTCGGTTAAGGTACTTTCTTCAACTCTTGCATCTCTTGTCGTGTCATGCCTATTGAAACATGGATAGTCGAGGAGCGCCGATCGCACGACAGCAGTCAACCGATCTCGCATAAGTGTTGCTTGCTCCGAATCGCCTCCACGTGCCCAGATATACGTTCGAAGCGAATAGGTGACGTTATATACGGGGTCAAAACCCAATTCATGACCAAATCTTGAAAAAGAACCTGCATTTATGGCGACCGTAATGATCGTCGGCCATGTGTCGAGGGCGAGGGGTTCGTAGCTCAAATAAAGTTCCGGATTGGGAAGGGTATTGTCATCCAGGTTCCAACCGTTTCTATAGCGAACCAATCTTATCGGCATGTCGTCTTCAAGAAACGTCGTTACATAGTTTTTGGCGTAATGGGCGCCATACATCAATTCGTTCGGCATGGTTCACTCGGCGGCAATGTACTTGACGGCATCATTTGCCGTGCTCTTGGCGAATCCGGCCGGTTCAAAAATGATTTTTCTTTTCGGCATTTTTCTTGTTCCGTATTGGTGAAACTTTGCGTACTCAACGTTGGTGCCGAATTCCGCTTTTGTGGGAGAAATAGACGAAATGCCACTCGTCATGGTTGTGACACTCCTGAACAATTTTCCATTCCCGATCAGGGTTGTTCTTCCGGGAAACTTTGTCGCTTTGAATGCTGCATACTGTGGGTCTAGCGGAGCCCAACCGCCAACAGGCAATCCGTTCGATGCGAAGTTGGCCGCATTGGAAAGTTGGATTTGTTTTTTTGCTTTTATAAAAATTGGCTCGAATGTTTTTGAGCGCACAATCATTCCGGCAAAACGAGCCTGAGCTTTGGCAACTCCTTTTACCTGAATGTCAATGTCAACTCTCACGCTATTCTCCTGCGTCGATGAATTTTCAAAACAGACAATTCCTTTTCCAAAAATCCAGTTTCTGCCACGGCAACGTTTCGTGGATTGAGATCCTTTACGCCGACGACGTCATCGTGCATGTTTTGCATTTCGCGTGTGGCCGCACGAAGAATCATCAACTTCATCGTCGGGATTGTCTCTCCGGAGATCCCACCAGTGTAAGTAACGGTCAAAATGTCATTCGGTAATCCGCCAAAAACTTCCAAACCCCAACGATGAACGACGTATCCGGTTCCGACGGCTGTGGCTTTCCCCCCGGAAACATAAGCAGGTAAAGCTGCCTCGGTCCACTTCTTTACCATAAAAGTTGTTGAAGTGACGTCAAGTATTTCTGCGGCCGACACATTGTACTGTTCGGGGGTTACGTCTTTCAGAGAAACCCTTTGGCCAACAGTGAACTTATGTGCAGATGGGGTGGTAAAAGTTACGTGGTTAGTCGAATAGATGATTATGTCGGTTGATTCAGCGCCGGAAATGGTCGATTCTCGTCTCACCGCTTCGCCAAGGTATGTCTGACTGGATATCGAAGATGAGTGAACACTCTTCACTGACACAACTGGAGAATTGCGCAAAGGTAGATGAATGCCGGGCATTACATACTCGACTGTTGCATCCGTTGTGCTTTGCTCTCGCTCATAAAAGAAACTTGTCTGAGGCATTGCGTAAAACGAAGCTGGAACCACGTGCTGCTCTTCGTATTCCTGCAACTCGATCGGTCTTCCCAGGTACGACTCCATTTCGCTCTGAAGCCCGGCGAGAACAAGTTCAGCAGCGTCAATCTGACGATTGGTGAACGTGACGTCCATGTATGTTCTCAATTCGGCAACAGAAACCAACATCTAATTCTCCAATTGTGGATTAGGCCGAAACGCCACCAAGAAGGCGACTCCTTCTTTCGCGAAGGAGGGCCCTGCCCTGGCCGGCAGCAGTTCTTCGCCTACCAGCCCTTTGCAAACGGTCTGCTCCTCGTCTTAGCGCATAGGCAGCGGCACGACGCCACCATCTTGGGCGCCTTCCCGCGGGAATTGCACCAGGCGGTGGGGGGGGAAGCGGCTCTTCATCAGGGGTTTTGTTGGGTACGACCATACGGTAAAGCCTTTCTGGCTACACAAATTCTAACACTGACAAGACCCTTGCGGGATTCACCTGTCGGCGTTTGGCGGTTTCTCTATTTCGACTTTTTGGGGAACCGCCCCAGCGGGCGCTTCGATCGGAACCCACGCTCTGGAATAAGTATGTTCGGAGAGTTTTTTGCCCTTCAAAAGTGTTCCGTCAAGCAATAGATAAAACTCCTGAGAGGTCATCATTAGTTTTTTTTGGATATCGGCGTCTTCGTACTTGCGCGAGTAAACGATTGAACGTAAGAGATTCGATAGTTTTTTGGCTACCAGCGAACCCTTTGGCCTGTTCAGTTGGATATGCATCAGCATTGCGTCGATTTCTGAAACGTCCACGAGAATGCACGGGATACGACCACCATCACGCTCGATTATTTCTTGAGTGTTTTGAGCGCAAACCCAACGATGAAAACCGTCGATTATTTCCATCGTGGAAGACGAAACGACGATTGGGTAGAGCCAGCCGTGTTGAATGATCGAGTCTGCTAAAACTTTCATTTCCGGCGACTGAACGTAATTGGATCGCCAGGGAGCCGGTTTGAGATTTTCTATCTTCAGAGTTTGAATTTGCACTTCACACCTGAACTCTGACATTTGCATTGAGCGTTCGTAGTGCGTCAATCGATGTGCGCAGAGACAGAAGTTTTTCGCGTTTTGACTTCAGTAATCCTTCGGCAATTTTGCAGTCATAGTCGAAGTCGGCCATCTTGTAGTCCGCCCAAGCTTCACGTTCTTTGATTGAACCCTTGGCCGACAAATATTCTTTTGCCCAGTTTGCTTTGTGTAAGGCGTCCTTTTTGGCATGGTCTTCCGCGATTTTCTCAAAAGCTTCAGTTTCTTGTTCCAGTATGCCCAGCAGGCGAAGCAGTTCATGTTCTATTTCAACTTGACTTATTGGTGCGGTTCGATCAAATGCCATCGGTATTCTCCTTTATTTTATATTCTACGGTTTCCAGGGCGGCAAGTTGTTTTTCGGAGAGGTTCAAATTTCTTTTACCTAAAAGATGTTGCAGCATTTGCTCCAAAATCCAGGCGTCGCAGACGTCATCCAGGCCGGGCTGATCCGGGATGGAGGTCATTTGCAATACGGCGAGAACAACGTCTTCCTTCGAAGCGTTTCCCCGGCCAGTCGCAAATTTCGCCCTATTGGACGGGGGAATAATGACCACTGATATTCCCGCCTCAGCAAGGGCCACTTTGATCACGCCGCCCAACTCGCCGATTGAATGCGCATGGGAAAACCTGGACGCGTATGAATAGCCCTCCAACGCGACAATCTCAACAGATTTTTCTTTCAATTGCGACATGATCCGGTCGCGAATTTCTATCAATCGAGACTCACCCCTTAGTTTTGACCTTATCGAAAAGAGTTGACCCGAAATTGATAAACCGGTGGACGTCAGGGAGAGATCTATTCCGGCAGTGTTCATGTGGGAAAACTACCATGCTGTAGTAACACGGATCTAGGCCCATCCGTGTTGCGACAGGCCGAGATCGAAGGCGAGAGCCGGATGATTTCCGATTCTTCTATGGCACGGACGGCATACGCATATCAAGTTGCTTGCATCAAGAATTGATCCACCCTGCGATCTTCGCTTTAGCTCGTGGACGTCGACGCTTGCATTCCGCGAATAGGTCACAAGGCCGTCATGTTTTGCAAACACCGGACACGCCTCACACCATGGCCTTTCCCGCATAAGCAGGGAGACTATTTTTCTGCGCTCGACGTATTCTTTTTGTTTTTTCCTAGAGCGTCGGCGCATGGTCGCTGAACTCGAGCAAATCTTCTTCCTTTAGATCGTCAAAGGACCAGATTCCCTCAAGTGCTTTGTAAAGGGCGCGATCAAGCGGTGTTTGTTCTATTCCGTAGAGCTGACCCATGGACATGTGCTTGCGAACGGCCCTATGAACGATTGAATCGCCATCCTGGGCGACGCTGTTATTTACCTTGCCAGACATGACAACGTCGGCGAGTTTTTTCACGACATAGAACCTGAAGCGTTCAATTTTTTGTTTTTTGGCGTCGTAATGGGAGATCGCCTGGGTCAACAGCTCAGCCCCAGCATCTCCAATTTGGGAATACCTGTCCGAATCGGATTGAGCATCAAGGTTTATTTGATTTATCTGTTCATCGAGATTGCGAATCAATGCATTCAGTGCGCGTTGCCAACGGTAACTGTTTTCCGGCAATTCGAGGTACTTGTTTTGCGCCGTGGTCGTTCTGTTTTTGATGTTGTCGGCCACGAGCCTGGCAAATGTTTCGTCGTTGATGATCATGCTTGCCGCCTCCTTATGTCTTTGACGTAGTGAGTGCAACCATTATATTTGAAAAAACACCAGTCGCATAACTTTGATGGAATTGCTTCCCAATATTCTTCTTTGAATGCGGCCTGAATTTTTGAATTGACGTTCACGACCGTTTCGATTGTTTCAGCGCACAGTTCTGGAGTCGGTTCCAATTGTCGACGTTCGCCATCTTTCAAATACAAAAGTTCAACTACGGGGTCAATCAACTGTTTTCCCTGGGAGAGACAAATAAAATACAGTAGAGGTTGAAAATACTTATCTTTCATGAAAGCAGGGCGAGGCGTCTTTCCGGTCTTGTAGTCGGAGATTGTGTCGCGGCCATCAATCGTCGCCAATCTGTCGATAAAGCCCTTGATCGGAATACCCTCGATTTCTGCGTTGAGTTCTAGTTCGATTCCTTTGACATTTATCAAGTTTGGATCTTCAAGCTTGAAAACGTTTTCTATGCACCACCAGGCATTCCATCTGAATTGTTGCAAAGACATACCCCGCAGGTGCGGAGCAACCGTGTGTTTCCAATCACCGGATTCCCAAACATCCGAAGAGATCACTCTGACCGTTGTGATGTCACGCGGTATGTTGGACTCAATGGCGTAAAAAATCTCCATGACTTCGTGCACAAAATTTCCCAACAGGGTTTCCCGTGTTGGGGGTTCTTTTATTTGATCGACGCGCGAAAGCTTGTACTTGAGGGGGCACTGCTCAAACGTGGTTATGGATGAAGCAGACAAATACTCCGGAAGCTGGGACAAATTATTCGACAACCTGTCCACCGAATTGGATTCGGATTGCCTCGGCGGCCAGGAAGTCGATTTCCTCCTCCGTCGCAGTCGTCGCTGTCGGCGTTGGGGCATTGTCGCTGTACTCGGCCCATACTGTCTTGAGTTCTTCTTTTTGCTCCGGCGTCAGCTTTTTGCTGATGACCATGAAAGCGGACCATTTTGCCGAGTTGTCCAGCGGTGGTTGGTTCTGTTCGGTTGCCACTCGGATTCCATCGGTTGCCGCTTCGATTTCCAGGGCGTCCTCGCTGCGCGCGAGATACAAACCGACGCCAAGGGTTTGCGCAGCTTTCTTCAGGGCATCTGAAATCGCGCCCTTGAATTCGTCACCCAGGTCAACAATTTGACCCGCCTTGTTTCGCTTTATGCGCTGGCCGCCGATCCCGTCACGTTCGATGAATTGGATTCCATCGCGAGAGTACCAGCGAATCTGGACGTGGGCAATGACAAAATCGGTGTCGATTGGGTCGCGGTCGCATTTGACGACGTTGAAGGACCATTGTTCCACGCCGAGCACTTTGTTGAGCCGGTTGATTACTTCGCTGACTGGAATGTAAACAAGCGAAGTTCCGCTCTTGGTGATCGAGCGCTCCATCTCTGGAGGGAATGGCTCCGAGAGAAGCTGGTATGTGTTGTTATTCGTCATCGTTTGATGCTCCTTTTCGGATAACTAGGTGTAATCCACCCTCTGTGACTTCACAGTAGAGATCTGCGTTGATTCCCAAGTCGGCCAGTTTCTTTACCCGCCAATAACTCGGTGCGACATAATCGAGAAGGCTGACGGCGATTTCCTGGTTGCTCATCGTTGTCTCACCGGTATCCATGTCTATGGCCATTTGTTGAAGTTTTTCGGTGACAGATTTGGCGAGAGTCAGGTGATCCCATTTCTTTCTGGCAGTCGCCTGTCGGCGCTCAACGACAGTCCCATCGACCAATGTGTGTTCCGGCAGTGAGCCCATTCGCGAAATCACATCAGCCGAAACGAGTTCGAACAACTCTTTTGTCTCGACTTTTGCCCTATTCAGCATGGCCGCCAGTTCGCACGAATCGTCAATAGAGGAAGATTCTGCCGCCTGAATTAGTTCGACCGCGTCTTTCGCAGCCGACCGCAGAAGATTCAACGCCTTACCGATTTCTTCAATAATCGATTCGCATTCGGGGGTAAGAGGTGTGTTGCCCATATCTTTCCTTGTTATGACAGGTTACCGACTTGTGTCAGAGAATGATAGCGGCCTTTCTTCTTTGTGGCAACCCCAACCCCGTAAGGAAGGAAAACGCGCTTACCGCCGAGTCAACCTGATCATCATGGGCACATGCTTCAGGAAAAGAGCTAAATTCGTCGAGCCAGTCTGTTAGCCATGATGAGCGCACCAACCTTACATTTCCGTTAGCTATGGCTGCAGCAAATGGTCTGGCCCTTGTTTCTTTGTCTCCGGTTGACCTAATACCGGCAAAGTCATATCCCGGTAGCACATAGCGCGCATAATTGTCAATGAGCGCTTTCCCGGAAGATCCTGGTTCTTGTTCCATTCTTATTGAAACAATGTGACCATCTTCAACCGCTGTTTGATAAATGAGATTTTCCACTTTTTCATTTTTCAATCGCGCGCGCTTTACATCCAATACGTAAGAAACACCTTGGTCAAAAAGCATCAAGGTCCCAACGGTCCAGTCGGGATCTGGGTTGCTGTGAGATGGTTCAGTCGCGGCCAAATCCCAAAACCGCACCGCTCGACTTGATGAATGAACCTGAGGAACTTCACTTGAATCAATGATTACAAAAGACGTTCTGTCAAAACAGGTTCCCAATGTCGTGGCCCACCAGTCGCCCATTTCGAGACGTCGGCGCTCAATCGGATCCAATGCCGCAAGAGCTTGCCGGTATGAATCAGGGTCAATGCCGGGGTTGTCTGTCAACTTTGAAGGAACAAATATTCTGTTTTGCTGCTTGCCTTCGACGATGAATCTCTGCCTCACCCAATTGGGTGCGGGGTTGGAGGCGGCTCTCATTCTTAGGGGTACTTTTGACAACGGGCCGCTGGCGGGTCGGCGCAAACGTGAGAAAAGGTATCGATAATCGGATTCTCTAATTTCTGTTACTTCATCCATTCCAATAAATTGAAACTCCGAACCCTTATATCGCAAATAATCATTGACATTGTTTAGGTATCCGAAAGAAATTCGCGCCCCAGACGGGAACGTGGCAATATACGTGTTGTTATTCCAGTGGACATCATCATGTTGTGCTACCCATAAGCGAAAACGGTCCATTAGGGCGCCCGGAAGCGAAAGGTCCGCAAAAGTCCTTCTAAAAAGGATCGCAGAATATCCAGGAACATCAACATATTGAAGGGCGGCCATAAGCAGTGCGCTACTTTTGCCTCCGCCTGCCGCCCCACCAAATAAGCCCTCCAAGGCATAACTACGCAAAAAAACTTTCTGGGTAAGCGACGGTTCTTCTGGGCAAAACAAAGCTTTTTTGGGTTCCAGATATTTTAGAACTTCGTTCCAGTTAGTCATAAAATCCCATTCTGGCGAACTGTACACACATAGTAATTTGGCCGATCATCAATGAATGGTAGTCTCGTTTCATGGAATTTTTCAAAAGGTTGCGTCTTGGGCGGCCGACTGTAGCCAATCTGCTTATTGCTTCATTTATAATTATGACAACGATTGGCGGGTTTCTTTTCGCACCACCAGTCGGGTTTATCGTGTGCGGAGTGACAAGCGGGCTGGTCGGCTATCTGCTGGGAATGGACTAACCAATAAATCATGGCCTGGAATTCAATATCCAACAAACAAAGTCGAAGCGACTCCGTAAAATCGATTATAACACCAGGAGCGCCTGTTGCGTTCAATCCCAACCAGGCCGGCAAGCCATACAGAGACTCTTGGGATATCGAACGGGCATACCGCGAAGGTTTTCAGCGTGTTGTCTGGGTCAACCGGTGTATCGACGCCATTGCCGGTAATCAATCTCGCCTTCCCGCAATTTTGCGAAGGGACAATTCTCCCGACGGTGAGAAGGTGTCTAAGAAAAATCACCCTCTTCTGAAAATCTTAAATTCCAAATCAAATTACGGCGAAAACGCTTTTGTTTTCAGATACAGACTTTCTTCGCAGTTGTTGATGTCTTCTCGGGGGGCATTCATTGAAATCATTCGTGGCCGTGACGGCGGAGTGATTGGTTTGCAACTGCTTCCCCCAGGACACACATCACCTATCCCGGATAAGAAAAAATTCATCAGCGGATTCGAAGTTGATTTGCGCAACGGAACAAAGATAATCGTTCCAGCCAATGACGTTATTTGGATCAGAAAGCCACACCCGCTTGATCCGTATCTTTCATTGACCCCCATGGAATCGGCGGGTATCGCGATCGAAATTGAAAATCTTTCGAAGATATACAACAGAAACTTTTTGATCAACGACGGCCGACCGGGCGGTCTTCTTGTCGTCAGGGGCGAAATAGACGATAACGATAAGGACGAATTGCGTAATAGATTCCGAGGAAATATCGGCCGAGCTGGGGCAGTATCAGTTGTCTCGTCTGATGAAGGCGTTGATTTCGTAGATACGGGCGCTTCCCCGCGAGACGCAAATTATGTTCAAATGCGCCAGTTGACCAAGGAAGAAATTCTTGCTGCGTTCGGTGTTCCGGAATCCGTAATCGGAAACGCCGCGGGAAGAACATTCTCCAATGCGGCAGAAGAGCATCGCGTTTTCTGGAACGAGACGATGATGCCACACCTCGAATTGATCGGCAGGGGACTGGACGAACTGGATGATGAGTTCTATATCGATTTTGACGTCGATGACGTTCCAGTTCTCGTTCTCTACAAGCAGGAGCGTGAACGCTATTTGATGCAAGAGTTCCAGGCTGGCCTCATAACAGGCAACGAGTATCGCGACGGAACTGGAAGAAAAACTATTGAGTCCGACCTTATGCAAGCACTCCTTGCCAACCCGAACTTGACGCCGATCGGATACACGGACAAGCCGTTCAATTCCCAGGAACAGGCACAGCAACAGCAAGCCGCAATGGCCGCAGCTCAAGGTGGAATGCCGGGGGCTTCAGGTGGAATGCCGGGGGCTTCAGGTGGACCGCAGGGTCTCACCCCTCCGGGTCAGCCACCGGGGATTCCCGGATCTCTGGTTGGCGAGGCTGGCCTGGTCGGAGAAGCGCCACCGCCTGGAGGGCGACCGGAAACGATGACAGAAGCTCTCGCAGCAGAGTCCGCACCCTCGATCCCCGCTGAGCAAGAAACAATGGAAATACCGATGCCGCCAGGAATGGCATCTGCATATTCGCATGAAATGCAAACAAAATCTGCAGGATTTCTTGACTTTGTTGGCGACCAGTGGGACATCAAAGCTGACGACAACGTTGGCCGTTGGACAGAAATTTTGGACAACCAGCTGGAACGATTTTTTGAAAGGCAACAGCGTGTTGTTTTGGAGAAGGCGACTGGAGCAAAAGCCAAAAAACAGTTAGCTGCCGGCACATTGAAAATCGAACAAATTTTTGACGAAGATGTCTGGAACAAGCAAATGATGGAGGATATTCGTCCCATTTTTTCTGGAATTGCAGTTGATGCCGGAAATCTTTCGCAAGAACGTTCTGGCATGCCCGTGGAGTTCGACGACGAGGAATTCGTCGAATATCTCGAGGCTCAAACAAAGAGAGTTCAAAGCGTAAACGCCAACACGCGTAAAGAGATAGAAGCGGCGATTCTGATTAGTTCATCATTGGATGACAAAGAAGACAAGTCCGGGTTGCTCAAAGCAGCTCTTGCGGCAGTTTTTGTCAACCTTCTGATGAAACGCAAGAGGGTGATCGCTGAGCACGAATCGCAAACAGCTTTCAATGCTGGGACCTATTTTGCCGCCAAACAGGTGGGTGCGATAAGTAAAACATGGATTACCAAACGCGATGCCCGCGTGAGGGCCGAGCACGTTGCGCTTCACGGCAAGGCCGTGGGTTTGACCGACTCGTTTGCCGTAGACGGATTGAAAATCAGATTCCCCGGCGATCCACTTGCGCCACCAAATCTGACAATAAATTGCAGGTGCAAGCTTCGTTTTGTAATCTGATTTACGTAAATTCGAGATTTACTTAAATGTTCCGCCACAACGGGTTTACTTATTTTATTATTGTTGGGAACTCTCTCGACATAGTGGAGCAAATCTTTGAAAAATACAAGTATTGAGTCAAATGTCGCCGAGTACAAGGCTCTTGATGGACAGGTCAGCGTCGACGAGGCCCGCGGCATAGTCGAATGTTTCGTTGCTGCTATAGGAAATAAAGATTCCGTTGGTGATGTGGTGCTCCCAGGGGCTTTCAACGGAAGCTTGAAGCGTCGCAAACCCCGCGTTGTTTGGGGCCACAATTGGAACGAGCCAATCGGCAAGGTCCTCGAGATCTTCGAAGTACCCCCCAATGATCCACGCCTTCCGGTAAAGATGCGTTCGGGTGGGGTTGGCGGCCTTTTTGCCAAGGTCCAGTTCAACCTGAAGTCCGAAAGAGGTCGTGAGGCTTTCGCAAACGTTTCGTTTTTTGGCGCCGAACAGGAGTGGTCGATCGGCTACAAGACACTCGATGCCGTTTACGATCCTGCACAAAAAGCAAACCTTCTCAAAGAAGTGGAACTTTACGAAGTTTCCCCGGTTCTCCACGGAGCAAATCAACTCACTGGAACAATTTCAATCAAAGCCGATTTGATAGATGCGGAGACCAAGGAGAAAGCCTCAACTAGCGGCCCGTGCTGGGAGGGGTACAAGCAGGTCGGAATGAAGATGGGCAAGAATGGAAAAATGGTTCCGAATTGCGTTCCGATTGAGCAAAAAGGTCAGCCGCTCAAGGATCCCAAGGGCGGTTTGACTGCCGCTGGCCGTGCACATTTCAAGCGGACTGAAGGTGCAAACCTGAAGCCTGGCGTAAAAGGTGCCGCAAATACTCCGCAAAAGATGAGAAGAAAAGGTTCCTTCCTCACCCGTTTTTTCACCAATCCACGCGGGCCAATGAAAGATGCAAAAGGAAGACCAACACGTTTGGCGCTTTCGGCTGCCGCTTGGGGTGAACCCGTTCCACAAGATCGCTCAGATGCGGCAAAACTCGCCGCAAAGGGAAGAAGACTCCTGGAGCGATACGAAAACACCAAAGAGAAATCAGATGAATCTGATATTCAGACCAAGAATCACATTCATGATGTCTACGCAGTTGGAATCAGTCTTGCGAGACCGCAGGATGTTGCACGTCTTGCTCTTACCGAAGCAGTAGCGAGACACTTTGGCGGCCCATGCAGAATCGTGTACGCCGATCAGAACATGATTGTTGCGGAAATGCGAAGAGATGGAACAAACACCACCTTGAGAATTCCTTACCATTCACAAGGAGACGGATACATGTTCGGAACTTCAGAAGAAGTCAAACCGCAAGTCGTATACGTTCCGACTGATACAAGCCGTCCAGCGCATGCGTTCGGGTGGGACGGATCCCCACGGAAAAACAATTATGGCGGATGCGGATGTGATTCTTGCGGCAAACCAATGCCATCGTGGAATGTTTTCAAAGAACTCAACCCAGGCAAACACCTTTTCATTCACAGCGCAGACGACATCGGACTGTTGGGTGCTCTGAACGATGCGGCTGGCGAGAAAGAACTTGACGTTGAACTGCTTGATGTCGGTCTGGCCATCAAGAACATAGACAACCTACAAGAGGATGAATACAACGATCTGATTGAACTAATCGACGATTTCGAAGAAAAGAAACTCGGCGCAACACTCGGAAGGGCCCGCCGCGGAGCACGCGGCGTATTTACGGCATTTGATCCAGACGCGATTGACGCCGATGGGGACAGACTGGTCCAGGAAGGCACACTTTTCGAACGGCCTGATGCACGCATTCGAAAGCCTGATGCACGCATTCGAAAGCCAGCTCTCGCAAGAATGATGCCGGGGGTGCCACAAGAAGAGCCAAAACCGGCAAGGGAGCCCGTACCGATTCCCGAGAGAGAGCCGCAGAAACCGAGAGTTCCGCAACCACCGATCCCCGCTCCTCAGCCAGTACGTCCCACACCGGTAAGACCTCGCGTTCCCGTTGGCCGCGATCGACGACGCAGACCCCCTATGAGAATGATGCCGGGGGTGCCACAAGAAGAGCCAAAACCGGCAAAAGAGCCCGTACCGATTCCGGAGAGGGAGCCGCAGAAACCGAGAGTTCCGCAACCACCGATCCCCGTCCCCCAGCCAGTGCGTCCCACACCGGTAAGACCTCGCGTTCCCGTTGGCCTCACGGGAGGAATGGGTCGACCTGGAAGGAGTCCTCGCGAGATTTTCGAATCGCGAATGAATCTGAATGAGCGTCTCGATGAAACTGCCCGAAGACTGAAGATGAGCCGCAAAAGAGTCCGACAGATGGAACTGAAATACATCAACCAGCTCCGCAAGAGAGAGTCTCTCGCACAAAAATTTCATGAGGCGCTTCTCAAGAGAGACTCATTAGCGGCCAGAGGTCTTGACGATGACACTGCGGCAATGTTTTGGCAAACAGAAGACGCCCTTCGTGGAGAGTGGATGCCATCAACGCCGGAAAAAGATGGTTTCAGCTACACCCATAAAGACATGATCAATGCCATGCGCGCGCAAGCAAAAGTCATGCTCCGGGAATACAACGACCCAGAAGCAGCCGAACTCTTCCGTCAGGCTGCTGACCTGCACGAGCAAGTCGTTTCAGACGGCTCATACACAACATTCCGCAAAGTTGATCCGAAAATCAATCGTGCCAGAGGCATGAGACAAAACACCCCAAAGCGATACATGCCAGAACTTGACAAGTTCCGTAAATAGGAATATTTGACATCATGATTGACAGCGCCGACAAAATGCTTGCCAATTTTGAAGAATATGGAGTTAAAGCTCTATTCGGTGACGCCGGAATAGATGTTTCTGTGGCCGAGCAAGACGCAGCTCTTGTCAAATCATTAGTCGATCTTTTGGCTTCGCAGGATGGTTTCCAAGTCAAAACAACCGAAAACGGGATTCGCTTGTCTCAAATTGATCATCTCGATGATGAGGAGATAAACGAAATCACAGACTTGCTTGTCAAAGCAACCGGTAGCCGAATGAATTTGTCGGCGAGACGATCGTTGGTGCAACAGAACAACCCCGCAATGGGTTATCCTAAAAACGGTGGTCTTGCGGCCGTCAACAACAAATATAATTGCATGGTTTCGGGAGAGAAGCGCATGAGCCCATGCGCAGGGTGTGGCCACCCTAAAGGCTGCCTGTCCGGGATTATGCATTTTAAAGGACAAAATTTCAATGGCTGACAGAAAAATGATGGTGGCAAAACTCGGATCGGACGGGAATCTCATCTCGTGCGCTAAGGGGCTGGCTATTAGCGACTGTGGTTATAGCCCGCAGGCTAAAGTCTGTGTGCAATGTGGTGCAATGGCAGTTCAGGCCAAAGAAGACGAGGACATCGACATGGAAAATGATGACACAGCAATCGACGAAACTTTTCTGGACGGTGAGGAAAAAGCGACCCATATGACAGGAAGACGTCGGCCAATGGTCGCTGCATCCATGATGTCAGACGATGAGACGGAAGAGGATCTTGACGACGCAGACATGCCGTCTGACGACGAGATGGACGTACTCGATGATGAAGAGACGGATGAGGAACTCGCCGAAGATGAGATGGACGACGAAGACGAAGACGAAGATGAAGATGTCGAGAAGGGCCACATGATGATGGGACCCGGAGCGGATCCCCAGTACGTGGCCATTGCGGGCAAAAAAAAGAAAAAGAAGACTCAAAAAATGATGTCCGAAGAAATGCCCATGGACATGAACATGGAAGATGATGAAGAAGACCAGATGGAGATGCGCAAAAAGATGCGACAAAGACGTCTGGCATCCATGGGATATAAGGCCGACGACTTCGACGACGAGCCGTTTATTTGTGCTTTTGAACGAAAGGTGTATCCGGCTGGCCATCAAGTTTGCGAAAGCTGCCCAGGTGGCTGCGTTGGGGAAGGCGGCATGCCGTCACTGCTTGAAGTTGAGGGTATGGTCGAAGATGCCATCAGCGGAAAAGTTCTTGATTCCGGCTACACGGAAAGGCTTGACACTTTCGTTCTTGACGTAGAAAGAAAAGACGGAACTCCGGTGGAAGTTTTTGTCGATGGAACTAGCGGAGAAATTCTTGGCTGGCACAAAATCGAAATGGATCCGACGGAATTCAAGAGCGCGAATCAGGGAAGAGTTGTAATTGGCTTTCATGACGCTGCAGACATTGCAGTCAAGAGCGTTCAGGGTGAAGTCATTGCTGTTGAGCCAGATATTTTTGATGGCTTCGACGCCTACGCGGTGGAAATCGACGGTATCGACGGAAAGTCTTACGACGTTTTTGTTGACCTCGAAGGAAATGTACTTGGCTATGACGAGTACACCTCAGAGGAAGCAACCGAGATCGAAGCAGAGGCCGCAGAGATCGCACTCAAGCGCGCCTACTCGGACGAATCAAGAAAAGAAATGGCGCAATCGGGAAGTGCGCTCCCAGACGGTTCGTACCCGATTGCAGATGAAGCCGATCTAAGAAATGCCATTCAGGCATTTGGAAGAGCCAAAGACAAGGCCGCCGCAAAAGCCCACATTATGAAGAGAGCCAAGGCACTCAAGCTTGAAGATCTCATTCCGGGCAACTGGGGTAATAAGTCTGATTCAACCAGCGAAGTCACTGCTGGATCGGAAGAGGGCAAGTTCCTCTCATCGCTTATGGAGTTTGAGCTTCTTTCTGCCGAAATTGACGAAAACAAGCCAGAAAACATCTAAGCCCGGATGCGGCTTGGCCGTATTCCATGCCGATTCTTCATGCTGGTCGTGTGGGATGATTGAGGATAGGGGTCGGTATAGAGAGCCGTATGGAAAACGTAGAACCTTTTGAGTGTTGCCCGTCGATTGGCCGTCACGTTTCGTATACGCATGTTCCGAAACAAGTTGAAAAAATTCGAACTAAGTCATCCAACCCGATAGATAGGGTCGCTGAAAAACTTTCCCGAAAAATCGTTCCGCTAAAACCATTCGGTGATGTCTTATTCAAGGCCCTGGACGAAGAGACAAAAAAACGCAACGCAGAGGCAGCCACGGTCAGCAGGTCCAGCATCAAGCCGTACACAAAATGGCTTGATGAGTGGGAACCAGGTGATCCACTTCCACTTATTCCTCCAGGTTTTCGCTTCGCCCTGTGCGATGACATTTCCGGCGGAAGGCTCGTAAACAGGGACAAAAAGAAAAAGCCGCGTATCGGACCGCTCAACGATGCGGACCTGGCAATGATGGGTCGGTTCGACGAAAAATCTCTCGGACCCAAAATAAAAGACTCTGTTTATTCACTTTTGTCCATGGTGTCAAGGGCACGCGGCCTTTGGGTGGATGACAAAAACAAGCTCCGCTGTCCGCCCGGTACACCCAACGCAAACCAGTTCACGGACATAACCGGATCCAATTGTTTTATTCCCGTTCCGCTGAAACCCACGGGAGCGATCTCTTCAGGAGCAAGAGCAGCGAGAAGAGCAGCCGGAGCACTTCGGGGCGCAATGAATCCGGGGGCAAGAGATTATCCAGGCGGTTTTGGCGGACAGGCCTACGTTGGTGCTAGAGAAAACTTTGCCCGTGGCCGCTCGATGATTGTTCAAGCGACGGCAACTGCGAGCGACTTTAAGCAAGGTCTTTTCAGATTGCCAGGCGGTCAAGCCATAACTCATTTCAGACCGAACGCGCAAGGAAGAACTAACTTCCTTTTGTCCGTACAGGAACTAATGCCAAACGTCGACCTGGCCCAGGCTGCGGAATTTTGGGACAACATGCTTGAGAATGCTCCGCTAACCGCACTTCAAAAAGCTCAGATGGAAGATTACATTGAATCTTTTTTTCAGAGTTGGTTTATGGAGGCCAAAGAGCATCCAGACAAAATGAGATGGATAACTCACCTACAACTGGGTTCCATGCTTAGTTCCGCCAACGCATGGGAGGTGGATCTTAGGGGTACGGCGGGTGTCCCAAACAAGAAAGGTGTCACCGTATACGACAAAAACATGCCGGTAAGTCAAAGTGGATTTAAATTTTCACTGATGTTCAATCCGGTTGCTGCGTACTATATGGCCAAGGGAGACGGAAGCGATAAGCGACATACCGGCCACGGTTCCCAGATCAACATGCGGTCTCAGGGCCTGTACACAGGCACCCACGAATTCGGTCACCTCGTACATTTCAGTCAAGCAATGAAAAATATGGGTTTTGATCCCCTAACGCTCAAAAGGGGGAAAGGCGGAGAATGGCTGGTCGATCTGCGCAATATTCAAAACCCCACGTCAAATCCCGAGATTGACAAATTGAAAGCAATGATTACCAGGATCGAAGCTTTCCAGTCGGGAAGCGCATGGCAGACACTTCCAAGTGGCCAAAAAGTTCGCGTCTACGCAAAAGACACCAAAGAGGCGGTTACCGAATTTTATTCCACTTTATACCAAACGATGACAAACGACGTCGGAGGAACCGAAGAAGATTTCAAACTTCTTGCAGGAGTTGTCGGCGCAGACTACGCACACTCAAACTACGTCGAAGCACGAGCGGAAGCCTATGCGGTTATTAGACATTTTGGTCCGCAGGTGATCGACAATTATGCGAGAGAGCAGGCCGCATATCAAGCGTCAAATCCGAGAATGTTTCCAACACCTGAACCTGAGGATTCCATTCGGGACAACATATATCAAGCAATGAACAGAATTTTTTATTCAGTCGGTTACGGGAAAACACCAGACGAGTGGCATTCACGAAACAGTGCGCTTGGCGTCAACACTCTTCTTGGCGCTTCGGTAAAACCGACCGGTTCGTCAATCCCAGCTACTCCGACTGCGCGTTCCGGGTTGTCAAGATTCATACCATTTCGGAAAAGGGGGACATCCGGACCCGGCTTATCAGGACCGATGGCTCCTCGGCGCATCAACGCAACCAATAGAACCGGCCGTCTTAGTGGCGCACTTTCTTCTACCCAGAGAGATCTCTATGTGGATAGACCAAAAAATTCGGACACCATGCCACTTCGCATTGACGCGAGAAAAGCATTCAGAGACATTGATACAACTACGGCCGACCTGCTCGCAGGCGCCGAAGTAATATCCGATTCCATAGATCTATCTGACGTGACTCCGGAAGGCGGAGTGCTCATCGAAGCTCCTGGGGTGTTCGAAAAACTGGCCAAACAAGCCGGGATTGGTTTCATTCATTCAATGAATCAGACGGCGTATGTAAACGACAAGGCGATGGTCAGACGTGCAAGTGGCACTCAGCTAACCCGAGAAATTGACCAATCGTTTGAAAACATGCGAAGACCACGCTATCGCAATTATTATCTCGAAATGATGGAATTTACAATAGACCAGTTTCAAGAAAAAATTGAGAAAAAAGATCGACACATTGCCAAAATCAAGGCGCTTCAGGCTAAAGCGGAAAAAGACAGAAACAATCCTGATCTCGCAGCTGAAATTCACGAACTCTCATATCCCGGACTCACACTTGACGAAACATTGAAAAAATTGGAGTTTAAAAAACGTAGATTCAAAAAAGAAGTTGATGAGGTCGTCGTCAACATGGACCGATTGGTCAACGGAGACGTAAACGCAATTGCGAACGACCGCAAAAATGTCATGCAAACTATGGTTTTTGCTACCCTGGCCGCAGTCAAAAAAGTTACTGACCGATATCCACAACTCAAAGATGTTCTCGTGTCTCTGGATCCACACAAAGGCCAGCGCCCGGGCGGAAATAGGGCCATGGGTTATGCTGGGTTGACCTTTGTTTCCGGTCGGATCATACCGAATTTCAAAATAAATCCACCTCTCGAACTTCCCGATCTCCTGACTGACCCGGTCGGGCGGTTAGCAGAAGACGTAGACGATCCGGACTTTGATGTACCTGGCAATTATCTTGTCGGCGACTTTGCGAAATCAAACAGGTTGACCATGCTTTCCACTGGCTTCCACGAGATGGGACACAATCTTGATACTGTTGCGCAGCTCAATGGAATGGGTATAAAAACCGGTTTTGATTCGGCTCCCGTTATTGGGCAGTTGAGATCAGCCGGGCCGGAACTTGGAGACTCTGTTCCTGGAGCGCTTTATGCACTTGCTACGGGAAGACCTTTGAACACAAAACTCGACAACATGGGCAACAATGAAAAAAGCGCGCTGGTTCACTTCACCGGTTGGGCACTGGGCGCAAATGGCCACCCAAGAGAAAACATGCTGGATGGTGGGCGAGTAAGGGCATTGGCTCTTTCTGGGGTATATGTCGAAAATAAATTTCTTCCGGGGACCCTTGACGTAGATACTGATGTAAGCAGAAGTCTGGATTATCAAATCATGGAGCTCGGCACCGCGGAGATGATTGCGGAGGACACCGTCGGCGGATTTGCCATGGTGATGAAAGGAAAAGAGAAAGACGTAAATCGAATCACCAAAAGAATAGATCAGATTCTCTCCGACGCTCTTGGATGGGATTTCAACAATGGGGTTTTCGGCACCGCGGATGGGTTGCTCGATTCAGACGGCATCGTTGCGGAATCTTCCAAATATGCAAAAACACTAAGGACTGAAAGATTTGCCGAGGGATTCACTTTGATGATGCTCCTTGACCAATATGGAGCGCAGGACAACTTACCGGACACCGTCCGTCCGCGACAGGCTGCTACTGGTTTGAAAAATCTGATCGACGGACTCCCTTCAAGGGATTCCGTAGTGAGACTCGACAAAGATCAAAAAGACGAACTGACAGAACTTATAAGAGAATTGCACGATGTTGTGGAATTTAAGTTGCCCAATGGGCGGACACGTGCCAGCAAACTAAATTTCGACAAGGAAATTTCTGACGAAAATGCGAAAAAGATAGGTTTGGTTAAATATTCAGAAGAAAAGACCGTTGAATTGGCCACTGAAAAACAAATACGGCAGGCGTCACCCTACGGTTTGTTCGGCGCAATGGGGGTTGACCCGAAAAAATTCTCCGGTTTCGAAACAGATCAAGGATCCAAATATGAGATTGAGCCATCTGGCCGGGTGACGCGATTCAAACCAACGACTGGATCGACAATAGAAGACAAGCCAATTCGCACACAATTCGAAAATACGGTTTTTGTTTCAACAGAAGACCTTCAGGCATTGAAGGTCAGCTTTGACAGGGGAGTTGGTATTGCGGCGAACGGAAAGATTGTTGGTCTTGATTACGACGATAGGTCAATTAACAAAACCACCTTCACGAATTTGCGCAAACAGGGCAAGTCATTTGATGAAGCATTCGGGCTTGCCGGCGGTGTGATTACTGAAAGAGAAATAAGGGTACATACGGAGCCGTCTATCGGTTTGCATCCGTTTGAATGGAACAACGACGGACGAAAACACCACGCAGGGAACGTGATAGTTTCAGTAACCCCTCGAACCACGCGAGGACAGAGTTTGACTGGCGCGATGACGGCAGCAAAAGATTTTCCGGAAATTCCAAACCCGCGTATGCCCAAGGAAGCTCGAGAAGGGAACTATGCCTATTTCGCGCCAGGGATTTGGAAAGAAGAAACCCATTTTCCCATGGCCAACATCATCAGGAATCAGTTCAACACCATGGAGCCTGGTGAAACAGTTGAACAGTTGTATGAACGAATTTCTTCGTATTGGGGTATTTCTCCCCGGGAAGTGCAAAGACATGTCAACGAGATGGGTAAACGCCCCTACTACGACGAACCGATGGTGTTGCCGCCTCAGCTTGCGGGTGTGAAATTTCCGAACCGGCGACGTGTGATGAATGCCAATTCCAGAAACAGTGAATCGCGTCAAAAAACTGTCGACATACTGGCCAAAGCCAGTGGCATGGGCGTGGACATAGATAGGCAAGAACGGGAAATCGTTCCCAAATTATTGCAGAGAGATAAAGATGACAGACTCCGACCCGCAACTATATCGTGGGTAAAGGACAGGGCTTTGTCGCCAAATCTCACCTCGACGAACAAAGAAATTGTCAGGAATTTGGCCAATGACCCAGCGAAATCCCCTCGTGAAATATTGAGACAAACGCCCGGAGACGATAGTTTTGGCCACAGGCTTGCGATTTTGAGAGAAATATCAGACATTAGGGGTGATTCTAAACTCGTTGCCGAAATAGACGATTTTGTAAAAGAATTACAATCTATGACCCCTGAGCAATTTGATCAGGCCATCGAAGAGGCAGTAGACACATTTGAAAGCCCATTTGACAATCGTCCGACCGTGCTGATGCGAAGCCCAATAGAACTCATCACGGCCGGGAGGTATCAAACCGTTCATGAAGGCCGAAAGACACAGGGCGGCATTGTTGGCGAAGCCTGGGATGTTGCCGGAATCAGAAGAGCACAAGAAGCAAGATTACTCAATTTCCCTGGTGACACTGATCCAAACACAAATTCCCTGCGACCTGTGTCGGCCATGGCACTACAAAAAGTATCAGCAGAAGAAAGAGCAAAAAAATTGAGAAACCTCTATGGTGATGACATTGAAATTCAACACACAGCCCCCGTGGTTGGCGAGTCTGCACGAGAGGCAGTTTTGACTGGAACAGGCAAAAAAACGTGGAATCATGGCGCACAATACGGACGCAACGCTATTGTTCTTAGACCGGAGACTGCTGAAAGAACTCTCGCAATAAACGGGGACTCCGTAAGTGATGTCAGCGAAAGCGGAAGTGACATTCTTGAGCCTGGTGCACGCTTGGCCAACTTGTCAAAAGATGGGCGTATTGCTTCAATGTTTTTCGACCCGTTGGCGGTTCTTTTCGAAAAAAGAACTGGTCGAAAAGAAACAATTGCGAGCGCAGAGGCCAACGCTAAAAAAAGATATGTTGAATCACTTACGGTAGGCGGGTTTGACTTAACGGATGTGGAATCCATAGTTTCAGAATCACATGCTTTGAGGGGCGAGCAAATATGGAAACAGGGAACTATGAATATGATTGGTGCCAATCCTGAATATAGTTTCACAAATCTAATTGCTGCTGCGAGACAAAGAGATGATTTGTTTGAAAAATACGGAATAGATGTTGTGATTGTTGATAATACTCAGAATCTGAAACTTGATGAAGTTGAACCCTTCAATAAAGCAATGACCAGAAAATGGGTTGACAGGCAAATTTCAACTGGAAAGTTTCAAGATGTCACTGCGAGCGAAATCATCGTCGATGAAAATACGACCCCCTATGAGGCCTTGTTGAGATACAGGAAATCACGTGCAGAAAAACAGGGTTCACTGCCTCTTTTCGACCACCCGGAAAACGAAAGTTCAGCGAATAGTCCTAAGAATATTTCCAATTTTGTATCCATGGTTGATGAAGAATTGGAAAGAATAAGCCCGAAAACCAGAAGCGGACTTTCCGGTGCCATGTCGAGTTCGAACGCACGAATGACGAAACGTCAAACCGGGGTGGTCCTAGCTGAAGAAAAACACGAAAATGCTGAGACTCGCGCAAAAAACATGCGCAAAGCGATCGACGAATTGGAAAAAACGGGCAATTGGCGTGGTGGCGATTTTGGGGTCGTGCTAGGGGTAAACAAAGACATAAGTGCTGACGATATTGACGCAGACGGAATCACACCACAAAATAGATCGGCCAAAGAGCTTGCAGCAACCGGAAGAACAACAGATCAGGTCTTGGCTCAAGCGCGCGAAAAACTCAAGAAAGCGGAAGATGAAATAAAACTCCAGAAACATCTTGCAAAATCCAAACAGACTCGCATGGATCAAAATGTGTTGGATATTGAAGATATAGATGACGCGACTCTCGCGCAACTAAAGAAAGAGCAAGAAGAATTGATTCGGTTGCGCGATACAGACAGAAAAGCATTTAGTGAAAGATTTTCTACGGGCAAAAAAGGTGAAGTCCTGGTTGTCCACTCCGGTGCGGCCGAATTGGAAGGTGGCGTCCTGAATCCAGACAAAACACAGGGTGTTGGTGGGTCTCCGGGTGCACCGGGAGACACTTTGGCTCTAAACAAGATGCAAATGAATAAAATCAAACAGGAGCTAATGGAGCAAGAACAAATTCTTTCTCGAGCCAACGCTATTATTTCCAAGTTGAACAACAAAGAAAAAATCACGGTTTCTGATCGTCTTGATTTGCAGCTTTTGCGAAACCTTGGCAAATATCTGGAGGGAAGCAAATACAGTCTTGGAAAAATGAAAATCGGAGACGAAATTGATTTGTCTAAAATAAACGAAATAGTCTTCCCGGCCTACGGTGCAAGACCCGAAAGAAAACAAAGCATCAATGATCTTCTTGATTTCGTGATGAATGACCGCCTGAATGGCATAAATTCACAAATGAAGATGGCGACCGAAAGAGTTGAATCACTTAAACCGCGGGTGGAAAAATTGATGAAATCCCCCCGAAGCGGATTCACTTCTTCTTCTCCTCTGACTGCCGGAAATATCGACAGTAGGGGCTATTTTGCCAGATACGCCGATCGCGTGATCCCGGAAGATTCTTCTGGCTGGCTAAAAGCTAGATGGGGAACGCAACTTCGTGGAACGGCGTGGCTTGTTTCCGGCCAGGATGGAGTTGACATTGTCTCGGACCTTGGCCCTGGAGACGAAAGACAAATTATCGGAACGACAAAACCAATATTCGGTATCTCCGCAAAGAGGAACAACCCGGCGGAGATGGATGAGGTTTCCCTGGCCATCATGGCCCGTGCGGTAGACGCGATCCGGGCTGGGAAAAAACCGGACGCAGACGAAATATTGAATGATCCCAGGCGAACCGGCCTAACTGGTGCAAGAGGAAAACTTGGCGGACTTTCCGGTGCCATGTCACCCGACGAAGATGAGGTGCGCCGCCGCACCAGGATTATTGAAGATCTGCTATCTCAGGGTTTTTCGATGAATGACATAGTTGTGACCGAGGACGGAGACACGGCGGTACGTTATAAAATTGGAAATTGGATCGGACAGTATAAAGGCGGCCACATCGACATTTTTCATGCGGACAAACCGAATTCGGCACTGGACCTAATAAATCTGTATGACTATGAAAAGGGCGAATACGAAGCGTTGACACCCGAAATGTTGCGTTCGTATTTACAAGATTGGATCTCGGAACAGGGGGAAACTTGGATGGAGAATAAGGGCGACTAAATGGAAACAACAGAGAGAATTTTCATAAACAAACTTGGGGAGATGCAAATTTTTAGCCCCCTTGGTGATCTATTATTTGTGGTGGAAGACATCGACCTGTTGACTGGGACCGAGCTACAAATGCTTTCAACGATGCGGCCCGATGAGGGGGAGGCCCCCGTGGGGATAAATATGGACAATGTCGGCAAGTGGCGCATGAGGCTCCGAAAGGTGAGAGAAAAAAAGAAAAGGGACATTTGGGATAACTAATTCAATATCCTGGATGGTGGTACTATTGTTCAGGGTTGAGCAAGACTCCCCGGCCTAAGTTTCTGCGAGGCATCTTACATGGAAAATGAAAATTCTAAACTCTGGAACATAAAAATTGTTCCATCCCTGGATGCGCTTGAGGTGAAAGCTCCGACGCCGCTAGACGCCATTCCCCAGGAAAGATTTACTGGCGATGTTCTTCGTGGATACGGTCCGCGTCGCGGGAACCTGGAGCGGCTTCTTCGTTACTGGCGTCCAATAATGCGGAAGCCGGGCGGTTTCAGAAGATGCAGGGTGATTCTTGCTAACCACCCAGAACTTTACCCTCTAAATAATATTTGCGCTTGGCTGCATCATGAAACTACGGGAGTCTGGCCAAATGAAGGCTGTCATCATCCCGGCATGAAGAATTGCAGAAAAAAGATGCGTGGCCTCGTAAGTGGCTCACTGTGGAACGACAACGAATTTAATCTAAGAATGGCTAAGCTTCGCTCACGCGGTGCAAAAAAAATGCTTGAGACATCGGGAATACGATCTTATGACGAGCCGTTTGAACCGGTAATAACAACAAGCGATCTTGAACACGCAATTAAGGTTTTGTCTGACTTCATCGAAATGGAACCAAATTTTGTGAAATATCTAAACGATGACGAAAATTGGCAACACGAGCATGGTTTTGTTGTTATAAATGGCCAGAAAGTAAATTATGAAGACAGTCATCTTTTCGGAACCTGACTGCTGTCCGCAGCAGCCGGTTGTTCGCAAACGTACGGTGCTACCTGCGTCGGTAAATGAACCTTATTTTGTGTACGAAAAGCCGCTCGATTTGTTTGTTGCCAGACAAAAAGTGCTCGAGTTCAAAGCTGCTCTCGCAAGAAATATTGCTTCAAACCCGGACAAATTTGATGTCAAAGTTGGCATCGTCACATCGCCGGCCCCCGGGTTGCAGTACGTTCAGGGTGTTGGGTCTACTATTACGCCTGGAAACTTCACCCGATACCGAAGACCCGTCCGATCGGCCACGTGGTCTGCAATAACCCCGGGTGGCTCGAATCGCAATATTCTCGGTCGTCTTGGTGCCCATGCTTATGGTGCGCTAAAACCAGAACGCGGATATAGATGTCCTGAAGGTTTTCAATTCGGCGGACAATTCACCAACGAACAATACACCACATGCGGAAAACAATTATTTGCCCTTCCGGCGATGCTGCTTAGAGCTGCAGTGGGATTGGGTCGTGGTCGCGGCGGTGGTAGACAACCAGGTTTTCAGGAATTGGCCGTCAGAACTTTCAGACAGCAAATGTATCCGCTTGGAACTCCAATTTCTTCACGTTCAGCCGATATTCCGAAAGTGGGATCGAAAAACATAAACGTCCTGGACGATGCAGAAGAAGCAATTTATGGAGCCATGGCAGGCGCAGAAAAACCCACCACAAGGCTTATTCGAAGAGACGGTTTTGTTCTTGAACCAATTGTATCGGCAGCGGTCCTCAGGACCGTTCCGGACAACAGAAACATGGAAGGCGCGATCTATGCAATGAATGTTTCTTCGCCAAACCAAATTGGTAGAAATGAACTCGGACTACTTTCAAACAGCGGAGTAGAAAAAATCACCTACGTTCTTCCCAATGGCGGACTTCTTCAACTTGCAAAGACAAGAGACCTTACCGTCGGCGAAAGACGCAAACTTGGAAAAACTGTTTCCATGGCAGAAAAAATGCCGAATTCAAGTGACCCGGCCGCAAGGCTGCGCTTTATATCTGGGGAAATGGGCGAAGGGATTCAGTACGCAGAAAAACTAAACGTCAAAAATCCCAACGACCTTATTTCTGTTCGCACTTCTAGTGGGGCGAAAAAACTTGTTCGTCGATGGCATTATGACGCTTTTTCCAAAATGCGCAAGCCGAAAACAATCGAAACCGCTACAACCAACACCTCGAAGGAAAAAGCACTATTCATTACCGATCTTGCGGCCGCGGTGAGACACCTGAATTCCGGTGGAGATATATCAAATATTGCTTCCTCGATCAGAATAACGGCGATGAAGCGCAGTTCGCTATATAAGAGTAAAAAATTCAAAGACGGCGTAAACCTGTTTGAACGTGGAGATGGAATGACTTTCTACGAAATACGGCCGAAAGAAGACTTCGAGCATCTTGGAGCAATCATTTCATCAGAAATTCAGCAATCTCTCGGAGTCGCTGCGCCTGAAGTTTACAGACTTGGATCAGGTAGACAAACTCCATACCTGATTACGCAAGTTCAAGATTCTTTCGGTCGCGGAAATATTTCTCGAAATGCTTTCAACCGTCTTCCCGTAGAGGACATGCTTGCCATATCTGTCGCGGACTATCTGACTGATACAAGATCTCGGAATCCATCAAACATTCAACCTGTTCAAATCGGCGGCCGTCTTCGCGCAGTTCCGAGCGCCAACCCATCTGCGCTCATCGGAAGAATGATCACCCGATACGACGTTGATCTCCCAAACTTTTATTCTCGGGATTTGCAAGATCAATGGAAAAATTACTTCGAGCAGATATCGACGGACCAGAAAAAGCAAGTCCTTGAGCTATTGACGCAACTGCTTGAACGTGCAAGGGCGACGTCCGTATCCGAAATAGCGGCCAGAATTTCTATCGATGGAGATCTTTCATCTGGGGAAAAAGCACATTTGAAAGCAATTGAAAAGCTTTACGAGTCAAGACTCAAGCGTCTTTCGGCGTCCAAAAAAGTATTTGCAAAAATCATCGGTGCGCGCTCATGAGCGACCTTTTGGTAGTGCGTGAACGCGACACAATGCAGCCTTTTGCTGCAGTCGTCATCGACAAAAATTCGGTGCGGGCCCATGGAGCAAATGACCATGGAAAGGTTTGGGCGAACTGGATCAACTCTCAGTCGATGGTAATTCACGATGTGGAAAAACTGATCGATTTCACGTTGACAACCGAAAAAAAGAAATTGACTGACAAAGAGATTGAAAAACTTGCGTCTTCTTTTGACCTAAATGAGATCAATGCAATGCGATCTGGACTCATGTCTCAAAAAGTCCTCGTAATAATCGACGATCTTCCAAGATTTCAACTCAAACAAATACAACCAAAGTATGATTTCATCTCCAAAACAAATTTTCAGAATTCCGGAGAAGAGGCTTTTGAGTTCGATGACGCAGACCTTGATGAGTCAGAAGACGTCAACCATTGGCCAATCGTCGACATCGCTCTCGCTGCTGTTGACGTTCAGTACAAGCATCTAGCCGTAGATTACAAGGTAGCCGCCTTTCATTTAGACAGAAATATTGGCGCGATGATGATTCGCGTCAAGGGTGCGCGAGCAGTATGGGACAACACGATTCCCGGGGGAGGGGGTTGGAGATGCCCGCCCGAAACCCCGGCGGCTGGACAATTCACAAACCGATTGGGCCAGGGTTGCTCATGGGGTGCCATAAGAAGGATCGGACGAGCTATTGCTGCGGGGGCAATCGATATGCCGAAACTTCAAAAGCTTGGAACCGCTATCGAACGAATTGGTTACGCCAATCGACAAGTTACCCTCGAACGAGCGGGAAG